CGCGGGAACGGGAACGCCCGAAACGGACGCGGGAACGGGAACGCCCGAAACGGACGCGGAATAATCGGAGGGTTACGCCATGATTAAAACGAAATTACCCGTACAAGAAAAAGAAATCAACGAGCAAAACAAACTCGTTACAACCAAACGTCAAATCGACGTCGAAATCGACACGTCGTTATTCGCCGAGGAACGTTGGGAACAAAACTTCCCGCACAACGCGAAAAATGAAACCCTTTTCGCATACGTCGAGCGTATCCGAAAGGCGGGGCTTATGGAAAGCAAAGCGCATATCCTTTCTAACCTCAAAGCCCTTTATTGCTTTTTGGAAAGCAAGGAACTTCCCGACTTCAAATCGTTTTTGAAATTGTTTGACCTTGCGGACGCGGAATACTTAACGCGCCTCGTCGATAAAATCAAATTCGTTTTTGAAATCGCTTTACAAACGGCGACGGCAGACGAAAAAAACTAATCGCGCACGGGCAAGAATTTGAGCGGTTGTTGGCGATCTATAAGAAACTCGATCCGCCGACAACCGACAAAGCCGCCGCAAAATTGACCGTGCCGCGGTATATCGCAATCGCGCAAAAGTGCGTCGAACTCAAAATCCCCGACGTGTTTATCGCCCGATCGCATTTTAACGACCTTTATATGCTTATCATGTCGATTGATATTGCAAACCTCAAACAAATGATACGGCAGATACGCAAATCAAGGTCGAAACAAACAAATCAAAACGTCCGCGACGTTTCGGCGGCGGACGCGGTCAAATTCTTAAAAGGAGGCAAATAACGCATGGCAGACAGCATACGCGGATTAACCGTTGAAATAAGCGCGGACGCGTCAAGTTTCAATAAGGAAATGTCGCAAATGCGGCAAGCGGCGAAATCGTTGCAATCCGAACTCGCCGCGTTGCAAAAAAGCCTCGATCTTGAATTTGACGCGACGAAACTTGCAAGGGCGCAAAAAGTCGCGCAAGACGCGATCGACCAAACGGCGGCAAATGCGGACGTATTACGCCGCCGTTTGGAACATTTAGAAGAAACGGGCAACGTCGATACGACGGTGTACCGCAAGTTGCAAACGGAACTCGCACAAACCGAACTCAAAGGACAGCAGTTACAAAAGCAACTTGAAAAATTAAACACATTAAAGTTTGATAAACTTTCCTCGCGAATAACGGGCGTCGGCGACAAGATTACGGGCGCGGGGCGCGCCCTTGCGCCGTTTTCCGCGGCGGCGGGTACGGCAATTACGGCGGCGGGCGCGCTCGGTGTTAAATCTGCGGCGACGGGCGCACAAATCGACGATCTTTCGTTGCGCCTCGGCATTTCCGCCGAAAAAGTACAAGAATATCAATACGTTACAGCACAAGCGGGCGTCGAGTGGGCGGTTTTTGAAAAAGCACTCATAAAGGCGCGCGCCGCTATCGTCGATCTTTCCGCGGGTACGATAAACAACGCGTCAAAAGCCTTGCAATCGCTCGGATTGCGTATCGAAGATTTCGACAGCAAAGAGGCAATGTTTGACGGGATTATCGACGCCCTCGCGGGTATGGAAGATAAAACGTTGCAAACGGCGTACGCAAATGAAATTTTCGGCGACAAGATCGCAAATCAAATGTTGCCGTTTTTGAACGCGGGCGCGGACGCAATCAATCAATTTAAGTCGGAATTTGCAACGATCGCCCCGCTTACGAACGAACAAGTATCCGCCCTTGCCGCCCTCGACGACACGTTGTATTTGGTTAAAGAGTCGATCAAAAATGCCGCATTGCAACTCGGCGCGTCGTTTGCGCCGCTTATCAAAAGCATTGCAGACTCGATACAAAATAACCTCGTGCCGAAATTGCAAAAATTGGCGGAATGGTTTAATTCATTGTCGCTTTCGCAACAACAATTCGCGTTAAAAGCGTTGCTCGTTGTCGCCGCGCTTGCCCCGCTTACAATGGGTGTCGGTAAACTCGTCGGCGCGATCGGAAATATCGTAAAAATTATACCGTCGTTACAAGCGGGATTGTCGGCACTTGCGGCAAACCCGATCGTGCTTATAATCGCCGCGGTTGCCGCGATATTGATAATCCTTTACACGCAATGCGAGGCGTTTCGGGAGTCGATAAATAATCTTGTATCAATGATCGGCGGAGCATTACAACCCGTCCTCGACGTCATTATGGGGCTTTTACAATCCGTCATGGATTTGCTTTCCCCGATCCTTGAAATTATCGGCGGGATATTGGCGACGGTTATCAATCTCGTTATAACGGCGTTGCAACCGTTTTTCGATATGTTGACAATGATATTTAATCTTTTAATGCCGCTTTTGAACGTTGCTTTAATCCCCCTTAAACTCGTTTTAACGTTATTACAAGTACCGTTGCAAATTCTCGGTCAGTTGTTGGGTTGGCTTTCCCCGCTCTTCCAAATTTTCGGGAATATAGTTGCAAAGATTTTCGGCGGCGTTGTAAAAATTATCAATATCGTTTTGGGCGTGATCGAGGACGCTGTAAACTTTGTTATCGGAATTATTAACGGATTGATTGACGGCGTAAACGCCGCCCTCGGTTGGTTGGGTGTACATATCGACCGTATCGCCGACGTTAAATTGCGAATTGACACGTCGGATATTGAAAGCATGGACGACGTAAACGCGATTATCGACTCCACCCCTCCCGACACGTCGGGCGCGGGCGGCGGCACGGTGTACGACGGCGGAAACGGTACGGGAACGTATGGCGATACGTACAATTACGACAACAGCACGACAAACAAAACGCAAAACGTAACGGTTACGATCCAAAATTACGCGTCCGAGGTTGATACCGACGCACTCGTAAAAGAAATCAATATCAAACTTGCGGAGGCTATGTGATTATGCGTCGTTTTATTCTACACACATACGACAAAACAAAGTCGTTTGATTTGAACGGCGAAACCGCACTCGCCGCCGAGCCGTCGGGATTGGGTAACGCCTTTTCGTTGGAATACAAGGAAAGCGAAAAAGGCAAGCACTTGACGAACGTTACGCCCGAATTTGACCCGATAAAACTTTCGATTTACTTCAACATGGACGGATCGAACGGATACGGCAATTATAAAAGCCTCCTTTTGTTTTTGTCGGAATGTGGTACGTCGCCGTTTCTTTTTGAGTACGACGACGGCGTAACGGACAAATATTGCGACGTAGTTTTACAATCCGCCCCGAAATCGGAAATCAACGAGGAGGGTTTATTCGTCGAAGAATTTACGTTTGAACGTCAAACGTTTTGGTACGAACGCGTCGAGGAGTCTTTCGCCTTAAAAACAACCCGCGCCGACGATACAAAATTCCCCCTCCGTTTCCCTTTCGGGTTTGCGGGTTTTGTATTTAATTCAAAATACAAAGTATCAAATACGTTTTTTATGGACGCCCCGATCACGGTTAAAATATCGGGCAATATCGCGGCAAACATACGACTTTATATCGCAACCGTAGACGACAAGATCGTTTCCGAAATCGCTTTATCAACGAACAATCAAGACGGTACAGAAATATTGATCGAGCCGACAAACAAAAAAATCACGATAACGGACGCGGCGGGGAGTCGCAACGGATACGGCTTGACCGATAAAACAAAGCAATCATTTTTATACTTGCCGCAAGGCGAATATTATATCGGATCGAACATGACCGAACACGACGACGGAAGTATCGAAATGCAAATCAAACGTTATTTATTCGATTAAGGAGGCGCGGGCGTGTATATCGCACTTTACAACGACGATCAAACACATATTACGAACGTTGACAACGCGACGTACGATTTAACGACCCGTGTTTATGATCCCGACTCGTTTACCGCCGAGGGCGTTTGTGCCGTCGATATAAACGACGCAAAAATCGCCGTTTTGAACGACGACCGCGGCAATTACGAGTACGCATGTTTCGCGGACGAAATCAAGCCCGAATACAACAAACGAACGGTCAAAGGGCTTGACTTCAAAACGTTATGGGATACGGAAGTTATACTCGACTTTACGCCCGACGGCAGTTTTGACCCGCGATTATCAAAACTTTTTAACAAAGTCAAAGAGGCGGTATTCGATACGGCGGACGCGACGACACGTAAAATCCCCGTCGAAGTGATAATCCCCGACGACTTTACCGATACGTCGGAAACGTACGGCAGTTACGCGGGAACGTATCAAATCGTCAATGCGTACAAGTTTCTAAAATGTTACTTGAAATTCTACGAGTACAATATCGAAAGTTATTACGACGTCGCCCGCGGGGTTATCGTGTTTACGTTCGTTAAGTGTACCGACGCCGTGGAAATCAATTTGAGCGACTTTATACACGAGTTGACTACAACTTCGACGACGACAAATAAAACGGTTGCAACCCTCAAATACGACGTAAAAACGCCCGAAACGGACGCCGACGGAAATATCATTTATACGGACGTTCGGGCGACCGACGACAACGGCGATCCCGCGTTTAATGACGACGGATCGCCCGCGTATATTCCGAAATACAAGCCTCGCCCCTCCACCCTTGCGACAGTCTATTATTACCGCGACAAAGATAATAATATCGTGCAGTTGGACGCGGCGGGCGACGTCGCGGGCAGATTGTACCCCGTACGGGCAAAAATATTCGAGTCGGAATATTTAGCCGACGCACAATTTGACGCCGTGTACGAACTCGCAAACGCCCGATACGTTGACAATATTATCATTGACAACAATATCACGATTGACCCGCTCGATTTTTCGGCGTACCGCCTTTATACGAAAATCGCCCTATACTACGAGGGCAAGTTGTACAAGACGTTGCCGATAAGTGAAAAAATTACAACGCTCGATCGCGGCGGCAAAAATACAAAAATAAAACTCGGTTTCAAAAAGATACTTTTAACCGAAATAATCAAAGGTTAAGGAGGCAAACAATGGCAACAAAACCCGTAACGTTTCAAGGGCAATTCAACTTTAACGCGAATTTGTACGCGTTGGAGGTAAAATCGCGTTTTATTGATCAAGCGCATGCGGACGGATATTACACGAATTACGGCGAAGAACTCGCCGCAAAGATTATCGGCGGAAACAAAATTCAAGTCGGCACGGGTGCGCTCGTGGTACAAGGGCGCATGTTTGAAATAACGGCGGCGGAAATCGTACAACCGCAAATCTTTGACGGTTTCAAAGGTTACGTCGTCGCCCGTATCGAAACTTTCCACCCCGCCGACGAGGGTAACTGTACAATTATTCCGAAAATTCAAACGTCGTGGGAGGCGTTGGATCGTGAACTCGAACAAAACGACGTTTACGCGGCGACCGCGGACAATATCAACACGGCGTACGAATTGCCGATTTATTCGTTTGAAATAAGCGGTACGCAGATCGTAAACCTCGTACAACTTATCAAGCCCGTTTGCGATTACGCAACGATTAAAAAGATTGTTGACGACGCCCTCGATAAAGCAAAAGACGCGGTCGCAAAGGCGACGGCGGCGGTTGCGACAGCGAACGCCGCAAACACGAAATCCGATAACGCAGTATCGACGGCAAACGCCGCAAACACGAAATCGGACGCGGCGGTCGCAACGGCAAATCAAGCGGCGGCGGACGCGGCGAACGCCCTTTCCGTTGCAAATGCGCTTGACAGCAAAATAACGGACGCGGTCGATACGGCGGCGGGTGCAGTAGAAACCGCGAACGCGGCGGCGGCGACGGCAGACGCGGCAACCGAACGCGTGGACGAACTCGAACAGCAAATCGCCGAGGGTCAAGGTACAAGCGTTACAATCAAAGGTGTACCGCAAGCGACTTTCGAGGCGGACGGGCTTTTGCGCGACGGCGACACATTTAACGCAACTACCGCCGACAATGCCGATCATGCGGACGACGCAGACCACGCGAACGCGGCAGACGTCGCAGAAGAGGCAAACAAAGCCGCAATCACTACATACGCCCTCTTGTCGGGCGAGGCGGAAAAGGCGGCGGGATACACCCGCGGCGGCGAACTTGACAAGGAATTAAAAGAAATCAAAGCGCGTTTATCCGCGCTCGAATAAAGGAGGCATTTTCAAATGTTAGGTATCGAAAAAGCAAAAATCTACGGCGTAGATAAAGTCGGATCGTCTAACCCCTCCGCCCTCGTTCGTACAGACGACGCGGTCGGGCTTGGATACACCGTCGGCGCGTCGGAAATCGTCAGCGACTTTGACCGTTGTTATCCGTGGTCGGATATGCAAGAAGTAACAGACGAACACGGAAACGTGTTTATTAAAATTCCGAAGTTTTACGCGAAGATCACGAAGAACGCCGACGGTACGTACAAACACCAAATATCGGGCGTCCGATACGAGGGCTTTTTAACGTTATTTGTTGACGGCATGGGTAACGAATTGGATTACGTCCTCGTCGGTAAATATGAGGGTAGCGGCTCGTCGGCGCGGGTGTATTCAAAGTCGGGGCAAACCGTACTCGTCAATATTACGCTTGACAACTTCCGCGCGGGTTGTAAAGCGAACGGCGCGGGTTATCAGCAATACGACTTTTTAATCGACGCGATTATCAAAGAATTATGGCTCGTCGAAATGAAAACGACAAACTCGCAATCCGTCATGTACGGATACGCAAACGGCAATTCGGCGGCGATTACGACGGGGCATACGGACGGCGTTAAAACGGCGTCGGGATCGGAAGAAAGCAACACGGACGGCAAGCACGCTTGCAAATATCGCGGCATTGAGAATTTGTGGGGTAACGTGTACAAATGGTGCGACGGTATATCTTTCTCGTCGGATAGGATTTATATTTGCCTCGATCCGACAAAGTATGTCGCCGCAAAAGCGACGACGCCGTATTTTTGCGTCGGCGACAGACTCGCAAATCAAAGCGGTTATATCAAGAAAATTACGTACTTCGATCGTTTCCCTCTCCTTGGTTACGCAAGCGATTTAAGCGCAACCGCGACGACGTATTATTGCGACTATTCGGCGTCGTACGGCGGAACGGTTTTGTGCGTCGGCGGGGTTTGGGACGGCACCACGTACGCGGGTTT